AACAGTTACATCAAAATCTGAAATAGAATCTGCATTAAGTATTTCATTACCAACTTTAATTAAAAGACGAGATACCAGAATTGCTGAAATAGATGCTGAAATTAAAGCGGTAAAAGCTCCAGAATGAATGATTTTTGTCCATTGATCCAGAAGAAGTGCAAGGAACATAAATGCAAGTTTTACATTCAAGTTATAGGTAAGAATCCACAAACAGGACAAGATGTTTCAGAGTGGAATTGTGCAGTATCTTGGTTGCCGATGTTATTGATTGAAGGATCACAACAAACTAGACAAGCAGGATCAGCAATAGAATCTTTTAGGAATGAGATGGTTAATGCTCAACAACAACTTGATAATACTATTGGGCAGATTACAAATTGAAGGAGAGTAATGAATGAAAGTACACAAAAGTTTATTCGGAGGGGGTGGTAATGCTCTTGAAAACAGGAAGTTACTCAATTTTTGGGCAAGGTTTATCATCTCAGTTGCTAACGCTTGCACATTCCTCGTGCTACTCTGGTTGCTATTCTACTCCGAAGTTAAAGAGACTAGCCGGGATTTAGTGAATATTTTAGTCGGAGCGTATGTAGCAGTCTTAGCAAAATCAACAGACTACTGGTACAAAGATAAAAAGGATGTAGAACATGAGGAGAAGAAATAATGCCAATACAAGAAGATTTAAGTTCGGTTAGCGAACACCAACTTTATAAAACTTTTGCCCCCCTAGTGAGCGTAGCTCTAATCGGGATCGTAGGCTGGTTATTCAGTAGTATTATGGATTTAGAGAATAAAGCACTCAAGAATGAACAGTCCATAACTGTCATCCAGAACGACTCTGAAGATATGTGGGACGATTTAGAGAGCGTACAACGTGACGTTACAAACATAAGAATCCGCATAGGTAACGGATACAATAACCCACACAATAAATAAAAAGAAAGGGATAAAATGATTGGACTATTAGCTCCAGTAATAGGTGGAGCAGTAAAAACAATGTGCATGAGTATGCTAAGTGAAAAATTACTCCAACAGGTAATTCTGATTTTATTAACAAAATTAGTAGCTTCCACGAAAAACGAGGTAGACGATGCTATCCTTGATGCTTATAAAAAGTCAATCAGCTAAGATGAAGACATTAGCATTAATTATCTTTCTATCAGCTATCGTTGTATACGCTGGTATTAAGCAAGCTAATGCCGAAGAAGACAAGTACTTAAGTAAACCTGCGTTAAAGTATAGTACAATAGAGATTAGACAAATGTGGGAAATGTGCTCCCTTCAGTTTCAGAGAGTACACCCTAATGTCCAAAGAATACAAAGGATAAAACTCTGTGACTGCTATGTGGATCACATGAGAACCAAACACACTCCAGAAGAAGTTAAAGCCCTATCTCCAGAAGAGAGTAAGAGTCTAGGATTAGAGATGGCAGTTGTGTGTCCTATATTACCTCCATATCCACCACCAACCTCTTAACCTAAGAAACAATGGGAATATCAAGTAAGAACTTTAGTGACAAAGAACTCTCCTGCTCACACTGCGGAGAAAACAAGTTTGACCAGAAGACCCTAGATGCCCTACAGGAACTCAGGGAAGCCGTAGGTAAACCTATGTCAATCTCATCAGCGTATCGCTGTCCAGCTTATAATAATACTGTTAGTGGTTCAGGTCAAGATGGGCCTCACACTACTGGGTGTGCTGTGGACATACTATGTTCTGGTAAGACTGCCCATGAGATCCTGAGTCTAGCTATGATACGTTCTAGTATATGGAAGGGAATTGGGGTAAGTCAAAAAGGATCGCACGATTCCCGATTTTTACATCTGGACACCCTTGAAACAGATATGAGACCTTGGATCTGGAGCTACTAATGAAACACACACTATCACTTGCTATTACATTTGTTTACTTAGTGTTACCTTATTTAGTACCCTTTACAGCTTTTTCGGCAGAAGTACAGGTATGCGAGAGGGTACAAGGGTGTCCTACGTTTAATAACGCTAGAACACTCAGGGAATACTGTCCTACATGTGTCTTCAAAACTACTACTCCAAGAGTACAAAAGGTTACAAATGTTACGTATGTTACAAATGTTTCTATAGCAAAAGGGTATACTAGAAATAATAGAGATTTTATGCTCTCTTGGTATAATGAACATATTAGAAAAAGTAATGAAAGAATAAAAAAATATTTTGAATAAAAGGGAAAATGAAAGCACCACAGGAAACACTAGAAAACCTACACTCACAGGTGGCACAAGAGTTACTCCAAAGGATAGTCAGTGGAGAAGCATCTAGTGCTGACATGAGTAACGCAATTAAATTCCTTAAGGATAATGGGATAGAGGGTCTCCCTGTTCAAGACAGTCCTCTAGGTAACCTTGTTAATGTTTTACCATTTCCTAAGAAAGAGGCTCTTAAGGAGTCCTTAAATTAAAAAGGTATACCATTGGTATGACCTCCCTCTTTCCTTTCGTTACAGAGAGATCTGAGCACAATATAAGGTATTCTAATGTACACACAACAGTCAGAACTGATATTAGACTTCAGGAACTTCCTCTTTGTAGTCTGGGAACACTTAAATTTACCAGAGCCAACTCCTGTACAATATGACATAGCTCAATACCTACAGGATGCAGATGAGAAGAGGATTGTTATAGAGGCATTTCGTGGCGTAGGTAAGAGCTATATAACAAGTGCTTACGCATGTCACCAACTTTTACTGAATCCAGAAATAAAGATACTAGTTGTGTCGGCTTCTAAAATAAGAGCAGACGACTTTAGTACCTTTACTATGAGATTAATCGCTGAGATGCCTCTGTTGCAACACTTGATGCCAAAGGGTTCCCAGAGACAATCTAAGATCTCTTTCGATGTTGGCCCTTCTAAAGCATCACACAGTCCCTCAGTTAAGTCCGCAGGTATCACAGGTCAATTAGCAGGTAGTCGTGCTGATCTGGTTATTGCAGATGATATAGAGATACCTAATAACTCTATGACTCAGACTATGAGAGACAAGATTAGTGAAGCAGTTAAAGAGTTTGACGCTATCTTGAAACCAGATGGACGAGTTATTTACTTAGGTACACCTCAGACAGAGATGAGTCTCTACGAGACACTACCAGAGAGAGGGTACAAACCACTGATCTGGCCTTCTAGGATACCTAAGAACCCTGATAAGTACATAGGTAGACTTGCTCCTATTGTGATGCAGAAGATTGACGAAGGAGCAGAAGAAGGTGATCCTCTTGATCCACTTAGGTTTAATGAGATGGATCTGACAGAGAGAGAATTGTCCTACGGAAGATCAGGCTTTGCACTCCAGTTTATGCTGGACACAGCCTTGTCTGATGCAGATAGATACCCACTTAAACTAGAGGATCTTATCGTTATGGACATAGATAATGATAAAGCTCCTGAGAAAGTAGTGTGGGGTAGGTCAAAAGATAGGATAATAGATATTCCTAACGTGGGTCTACCCGGTGACTACTACTACCCACCTATACAAGTGGTAGGGGACTACATTAGTTACACAGGTTCAGTACTTGCTATTGATCCTAGTGGAAGAGGTAAGGATGAGACTGCCTTCGCTGTTGTTAAGATGCTTAATGGTACGTTGTATGTCATTGACTTCGGAGGAATAGCAGGAGGATACTCAAGTGAAACACTACAAGCCTTGAGTGTGTTAGCTAGAAAATATAAAGTCAACCAAATATTGATTGAATCTAACTTTGGTGACGGGATGTTCGCTGAACTCCTGAAACCCACACTCACTAAGGTCTACCCTTGTTCAATAGAAGAGGTTAGACACAACATACAGAAAGAAAAGAGAATAATTGATACACTAGAGCCAGTAATGAACCAACATAGGTTAGTTATTGACCAGAAAGCTCTAGAGAGAGACTATCAATCAGTACAACACTACCCTCCTGAGTCACAAAGTAGGTACATGCTTGCACATCAGATGACAAGAGTGACAAAAGAGAAAGGTGCGTTAGTACATGACGATAGATTGGATGTCTTAAGCATGGCTGTCAGCTATTGGGTAGAACAAATGGCTTCAGATGCGGATGTACGTATCAATGAAAGAAAAGAACAACTACTTGATGAAGAATTGGAGAAATTCTTGGATCACGCACTCCATCCAGTAGGGTTTCAAACGGAACCTAAGTATCATAACTGGATAAATTAACTGGTACACAAATGTTTAATACTTAGGTGTATGTTTGTCTTTGTGTGTGGTGACATACGTCATACATTTGTGTACCACTTGATTACATTTGGATATTTGGGGAAAAAATTTGAGACCCTACAGCGATATGGCTAATACAAATTACCCCATGCGATCCTTTTTTATTAGCCTGTGCTAACAAATGGAATTAGTGGGTACTACCTTTGTTTATTAGTGCGTACTAACCACAAATGTTAACGTATGCTAACAAATGTTATACGCATGTACTACCTTTGTTAGTTCGCATTGGTTTACATTGGTAGTTAGTGGGTAGTACCTTTGTTTATTAGTGTATGCTTATCTATTTTTTTTGTATACCATAATAAAACAAGGTATTGACAAAAGATATTAAATGTGTTAGACTTGATACATACTTAATTAGTCAACTGATTTAAACAAGGTGTTGACATTATTAATTAGGTATGCTAGACTTGATACATACTTAATTAGTCAATCAGTTTAAACAAGGGTTGACAAAAGATATTAAGTATGTTAGACTTGATACAGTCAATTATTTAAAGGT